TGCGAGTGACGATACTGGCGATCAGATTAATGGTGACTCAGCTCCTACTACAGTGTACCAGACTTATGAAGAAAAGTTCGGTGTGACACCTGTGCCTGACGCAGCTTATGAGATTGAGTACGTCTACTGGTCTTACCCTGCAGATATGACACTGTTTGACGATGTATGTATAGTCCCTGATCGCTTCAAGCACGTTATTATTGATGGTGCTATGATGTTTATGATGCGCTTCCGTAGTAATGAACAGAGTGCAGCTATGCACCAGAATAACTTTGACGATGGTATTAAAGCTATGCGTCGTGTATTGATGGACGATCCTCTACAGGTACGCTCTACTGTAGTTACTCGTGGACGTACTACAGCGTTTAACGGCGGTGTCTAATGGCTGATAACCTAGCTTCCTTTAAGATATTCTGCCAGGGTGGTCTTAACACTAACCGTGATGTGCTATCACAAGGTGAATCACAGCCTGGTTCAGCTGTATCTTTGATTAACTATGAACCAGCTGTTACTGGTGGTTATCGTAAGATTAATGGCTTTCGTAATGACTACGGAACACTTCCAGGTACAGGTAGTGTCTTAGGTGTCTGTGTAGCTAATGGTATTCACGATGGTATCTTAGCTGCACGTGCTCCTTCTAGTGGTTCCGACTACTTGCACTACTGGGATAATGCTACAGAAGCGTGGGTAGCTATTACTTCTGCAGGTAGCCCTACTATGACAGGCGTATCTAAGGTACGCTTCACTAAATATAACTGGGGTTATGACGAGGTGATGCTCACTGATGGTGTCAACCCTGCTGCAGTCTACAATGGCACTACTTATGTGCAGGTTACTGATGCCAATGCGCCCAGCGCACCTAAGCTATCTCACGTGTTTAAGAACCATATGTTCCTTACAGGGGATAGCACAGAGCCAACTAACTTGTGGTTCTCTGCACCGTATGACGAGTACAACTTTGATCCTGCTGATGGTGCTGGGGTTATTAACGTAGGCTTCCCTATCGTAGCACTTAAGTCTTTCCGTGATGTATTGTATATCTTTGGTACAAACAATATCCGTAAAGTAGTAGGCAACAACGTATCAGACTTTATCGTACAAGAAGTTACAGATGATCTTGGTTGTATGGCTACAGACAGTGTGATTGAGGTTGGCGGTGACGTATACTTTCTATCACAGGATGGCTATCGTCCTATCTCAGGTACTAACAAGATTGGTGACGTTAACCTTGAGTCTGTCTCAAACAGCATTCAGTCTATCTTTACTGAGGTTGTTCTTGAAGAAGACTTAGACGGTTTGTCTACTGTGTTGATCCGCAAGAAGTCTCAGTTCCGTGTGTTCTTCTCTGTGGGTGACTCTTCTGGTCTTATTGCAGGTATTCGTTCTACACCACAGGGTAACTCCTTTGAGTTTGGACAGCTGCTAGGTATTGAAGCTACTTGTGCTGATAGTGGATACATTGGTCAGTTTGAGTATGTGATACACGGTGATGCAAACGGTAAAGTGCACCGCCAAGAAGTAGGCAATAGCTTTGACGGTTCAGAGATCTTTAGCTTATACCAGACACCATTTATCCATATGCAGGACCCAGAACAACGTAAAGTTATACACACTGTGTCTACTTACTTGCGTTCAGAGGGTGATAACGAACTGGCTATGTCTGTCTTGTACGACTACGAAGCTTTTGAAACACTAAGCCCAACAAACTTTACTTTAACAACAGAGGGTGCTGCAGCTTACTATAACGAAGCAGTGTACGACAGTACAGCTATCTATGATGGTAACCCAGCACCAGTGGTAAGAACTAATGTATCTGGCTCAGGTAAGTCAGTATCCTTTAAATATGTAACTAACGACACTAACGCATCACACAGTATTCAAGGTCTAGTCGTGACGTTTGGAGTAGGAGATAGATTGTAAAATGGCAGGTTATTCACGTCAATCCGTAGCTGACATTATCGCTAGTGCGATTATTAAAGCTGGCCCAGTAAATGCTGAGTACAACGCAATTCGTGATGCGTTTGCTTTTGCTACAGGACACAAACACGATGGTAGCTCAACAGAAGGTGCTTACGTACCTCTTATTGCTGATGTTGACGCAAAGAATAAAGTTGTAGTAGACACAACTAACAACCGTATTAGCTTCTATAGTGAAGTAGGTGGTGCAGCTGTTGAGCAAGTACGTATTAAAGACGGTTCAGTTGTACCTGTTACTGATGATGACATTGACCTTGGTGCTGTAGGTGCTGAGTT